AGTTAAAGGCTAACAGGGAGGTTCAAGTCCTCCCTCACTTATTGGCTTTGGCCCTTACGAGGATACCCTTAGCCGTCTAGACGGTGGGATAGACCACAACTTACAACTGAATAACTCTGAACGTTCAGAGAGTCGATGATAAACACTCTCTTTAAAAATGGCACAACAACTTACTTCCCCTAAGGCACCTCAGGTAATTCCTGGTGCTAATAATCTGGCTGGGGGCCAGACTCCTACAACTGATCAGCGCAGGGCTCTTTACCTAAAGCTCTTCAGCGGTGAGATGTTTAAAGGGTTCCAACATAACACTATCGCCCGCGATATGGTTATGAAGCGTACTCTTAAGAACGGCAAATCTCTTCAGTTCATTTACACTGGCCGTACCCAGGCTGAATTCCATACACCTGGCAACCCGATTCTTGGTAACAGCGACGGTGCACCGCCCGTTGCAGAGAAGACCATCACGGTTGACGACCTGCTGATCAGCTCAGCATTTGTATATGACCTTGATGAGACCCTTTCTCATTACGATCTGCGCTCGGAGATCAGCCGCAAAATCGGCTTCGCTCTCGCAGAAAAGTATGACCGCCTAATCTTCCGTGCTATTGCACGTGGTGCACGTGTGGCCTCTCCTGTTAGTGCAACTAACTTTGCAGAGCCCGGCGGCACCCAGATCCGTGTTGGTGCTTCTACCAACGAATCTGATGCTTTCTCTTCTACCGCACTGGTTTCAGCCTTCTATGACGCTGCAGCTGCGATGGACGAAAAGGGAGTCAGTGGAGACGGACGTGTGGCCGTTCTCAACCCTCGCCAGTACTACG